ACCTTTCCGTTCCATTGAACGAATGCTGACTTCTCTGGGCCGGGGTCTATTGCGAATATTTTAGGATGTGTAGCCATTTTCTTTTGCCCAAGCTGGATTGTCGTGCGCTTTTGTATGACATATACGGCAAATCGCCAAGAAGGTATCCTTGTTGCAAAGGTTAGCTCCTCGCTTCGCCTTGTGGTGGATGTCTGTTGCTGGTTGTCCGCAGATTTCACAGAACGGATGAAGCATCATATATTCTTTCCTTACAATAGAATACTCCTTTAGCTTTCCTCTCTGCCTGTCGGAGATTTTATTGAGCGGCTTATTTCTTTTTAGGCTTCCTCGCTTCATTTTCTTCAAAGTAATCCTGCATCTTCTGTAAGGCTCCTTCAATGTCTTGTTCAACAATACCATCACATCCAACAGGGAAGTCATTCTTTCGCTTGTGCATTGGACTCAATGGGTAAAGTTTGAACGGCGATATATGTATTCGTAGCTTTCTAGAATCATCAAGCCCGATAAACGGATATAGGATCATTCCAAGAAAACTTTATAAATAACGCAAATAAAAATAACTGACAGCAGTAATAGCGTGTCAGGGCTTATCAGCGCGGATTTGTGCGTCTTCATCGCTGTATTGGATTTTGGAATACCTCTTGGAAAGTTTGTCCATATTCTCCTTGATCGTTTCATCCCGCGAGATTCCCACCGATTGGCGGAATCCTTCAAGGTAAAACTCAATGTCACCCAGTTCTTCCATGACATTAATTCGGTCAAGTGGCTTGCGGTATATGACGGCCTTTTTCACCGCATCCAGCAGCTCTCCAGCCTCACCGCAGATTCCCATAATCATGTGAATCGTGTGGCATTCGTTGCCTGTTAGTTCTTGTTTGATCTTATCCCCGTCTTTAACGAGGGCTGTAACGAAGTCTTCGTATTTCATTCTTCTAGTTTTTTGTTGATCCTAGCCAGCCAATCGGAAGGCTCGGGTTTTGTTTCTTCTTTTCTTTCTTTCCAGTCGAGTCTTCTATCCTTGTTATATTTTGGGGGCATTATCTCGCAGATGATTTCAATCGTGGAAAATCTGGTCTTGCATTTATCGCACTTGTGCCTGCGGCGAATCTTCGGGCCGTTGTAGTCGTGTTCAAGTGAAACGATAGTCCTCTCTCCAGCAGCGCGGGAGTCAACGACTTTTGTTTTAGAGTGGCAGTTCGGGCAGTTCATCGTTTGGCTTCCATTCTATTGTTGACTCCTTTGAAAGAACCTCGGTGCGGATTCTGTCTGACGAGATGTTCAGCATGTCGCAGGCAGACTCGTAGAATTTTGTGTTGAAAAATTCTCTTGCTGTTCTCTTGGCTTCTTCACGCTCATTTTTCGGGCAAGCTGACGGAACCTTTTTGCGAACATCATCAACAGCGTAAAGCATCATACAAACCAGAAACTTTATCGTTGGCAGTTCTTGATCCGATATTTTCATTTTACCTTTTTCTTCAGAATTTCGCAGATCGAATCAACGGCTTCGTTGCGATCAAATCCGAGTGCCGATGTCACAACTTCACACCAGACTCCATCAATCTTTACCTCGTAGCTAGTGCGCTCGCAGTCATCATCGCTTGAGTCGTAGGAGCGAAGCTGAAAGCCAAGGAACGATTGGTCTGGCGGATAAGCCTGCTCATACTTCATGCGAGCTACCTCACCCTCGGCGAGCATTCGGAGATATCTTTCATTCCGTAGTTCGGCTCGCAAGGAATCAAGCTCGCACATCGTCAGCAGTCCGGGGCTGGCTAGTTCTGGCTCATCGGCTGGACGGACATTATATTTCCAGCCTTCCTCGGATTCCGGCATAGACATTATGCAGGGTGTTTCGTATGTGTTCATGCTTCCAACTTGAATGCCACACGATGTTGTGTCAACATTGAAAGTCTATGAACAAAAAATTTATTCACCTCGGGTGTGAAGTTTCTCTTTACGGGAACCTCGTAACACTTCGCAAGCCAGACGGGAGCAGGGAAACCATCACACTGTATCGCACAAAACACTCCAAGGATTTTGATGGAATTGAAAAATTCTTGCGCGATTATATTGATCTGAAGTTCGGCGAAACCCTGATTACTGTTTAACGATAATGAAACCTGAAGAGAAAATTAAAACCTACCTAGAAGAGTCTCTACGCTTGATTGAATCCGCTCTGATCTATACGGCGCGAGATGATATCGGATATGCCGCAGACGAAATTGATCTTGCCAACGAGAAGATCATGCAAGCATACGCAATCGCTAGAGAATATTCCGACCTGTGAATTACGACTCACAATTATTGAGCGACCTCAACGATGCTTGCAACGAGGTTCGCAGACTATCCGATGAGTTGGAGAAAGCGCGGAATGCAGCCGCGAAATGGGAGGAGTGTGCCGATGCGTTCTTCGCTTGTGCTGGTCAAAACAGAACCGCAAGTTGGGAACAATTCGAGAAGGCCGCAACCATGTATCAACGAGGCAAGGGAAGGCAATGAAACCTATCCTTGCGTTCTGGGATCATTCGGGCAAGCCCTCGGTATTCGTAGTAAAAGAAAACGGCGAGGAGATATATCGTGGGCCTTTTAAGAAGGGGTATGAAATCTACTCCGAGAAGGCTGAATATTATCGAGCAAAAAAAAGATTGGACAACACAACGAGCGAGTGTAGAGTTTGAATTGCTGTAGCAATACAGCCGTCTGCGTAGAAACGGACGAAACGAAAGATTAAATCGACAACAATAAATATCATCCTTCGCTACGGAAATATTTCTACCCGACAATCAATCGGTCTTTCACCGTAGCGGGGGGTGGCCCCCTTTTTATGGAATATAAAATTGAGCAATACGAACGAGTCGATACTTTGCACGAAGGCAGTATCGAGGATATACTGATCGGAGTAACGAAGCCTTCAATAGATAGATTGTTGAGGATGCAAAATCCCGGAGACTGCATCGCCCTCTACACGCTATACTGCTATATTCGGAAGTGGCAGAATAACCGCAATGTCAGAGCAACATCAAAATTCGTAATGAACGCTTTGGATTGGGGTAGAGATAGATTTGCTACAGCAAAAAACCAGTTAATTGAAGCGGAATTTATTGAAGATGTTCAAACTAGAGAAGAAGATAACAAGTTGGATAAGTGTTATGTTAAAGTTCGATATGCCATGAGTTCCACTCTGGGGAAATTCCACACTACGGAAATCCCACAGTGTGGGAAAACCGCAGACAAATACCCTTTAATGGTAAATGAAATACCTTTTAATGGTAATGAAATACAATCTAGGGATGATCGAAAGAAAGAATTGAAGTGTAAGAGTGATGACTTTGATGCGTTCTACCTCGCCTATCCTAGAAAGGTATCGAAGGCCAATGCACGGAAGGCTTGGGTAAAGAACAAATGCAATCTAACTGAAATCCTCCCTGCTTTAGAGCAACACAAGAAGGGCTGGAAAGACCCTCTATACATTCCACACCCTGCGACATGGCTTAACCAACGCCGATGGGAGGACGAGACTATTGTTAAACAAGAATCTTCCGCGCCGAAAGGCAGGATGACACCAGCAGAAGCGGTAAAACAAAACGGATGGACAGACGAGTTCTGGGCATGGCTCCACGGAACCATGGATAGAGCAGACATTCAGCGTGACTACCTCACAACGGTAGAAGACCGCTGGCTAGTCGAGTTCATCGCCTTCAAAAAAACCAACGGATATTTTTAATTTTCGTTGACCAACCAAAACAAACCAACCAAAGTAATGAAACCTATGAAACACATGACCCTCAAACTTGCAGGGCTTCAATTCAAATACGCCAGTCAGATGACATGGCTCTACATCAAGCGGGAGTGGTATATGCTTCTCCTCATTTTCACCTTGATTCTGGACAACATCATTAAATTTATCCTACGCAAATGAACGAATCAGGCCACTACTACGACCTCGCAGGTAAAGCAGTCTTTGAGGTTCCTAACAAAACAAAAGGCGGTTATCGCAAAACAACTCTCCGAGACGCAAAAGGACTCGGTTTACTGCCGTCAGTAACAACAATCTTCAAATGTTTGGCTTCTCCAGAGCTTGACCGCTGGAAGCAACAGCAAGTGTTGATGGCGAGCCTTACCCTCCCTCGCCAGCAGGACGAGAGCGATGAAGATTACTGCTCCCGCATTATGCAGGACGCCTTCAAGCAGGTTGACGATGCAGCGGACTTGGGAACAAACATCCACAAGGCACTTGAGAACCACTTCCAAGGCGAGGCATACGATCCCGTAATGGAATGCTATGTAGAACCAGTCAAGAAGTGGGTGGAGCATAATAGAGTAACCTTCCTGAAGCACGAACTGCGGTTAGTGAATGCTGAAGTTGGCTATGCCGGAACAACAGATGCACTCATCGAGAAGGACGGTGTGTTGCATATACTCGATTACAAGAGCCGCAAGACCAAGCCAGATTTCGAGATCAAGCCTTGGGCAAAGGAGCCAATGCAGATCGCGGCGTATGCCAAGGTTGCTGGCGCAGTAAGGGGAGTCAACCTTTACATCTCGACAACCGAGCCGGGGCGTATCGGCGAAGCGTGGTATGACGAGAAGACTCTGAACGAAAACTACGAAGCCTTCACGCATATCTGCAAGTATTGGCAGTTCAGCACGGGCTATCAACCACCGAAGAAATAATATGAGCAACACACCAGAGACTGATGCTGAATTGATGGCAATAAAGTCAGTTTGCAAGAATGAATATATGCTCGATACGATGGCAGAATTTGCTCGCAAGCTAGAACGAGAGCGGGACGAAGCAATGAAAACGCTCACAGATATCCACCGATGGATCGAGCGAAATCATCCTGACGGAGTTATCGACTCGCTGACTTACTCTCAAAATTTAGAACGAGTCACGGATAACTGGTATGATCGCCTTGAACGGGTGGAACGCGAGCGAGATGGGGCGCGGAAACTCGCCGATGAATTCCACCAAGATCAAACACGACTAATCTTGGAGCGCGATGAGGCAAGGGAGAAAGCTGAACGCTATAGGCTGGAAGCAAATTCATTTATGCTGCAACGAGACGAAGCGCGGAATGAACTTTTGAAATGTAACGAATACAACGACGAACTATATCGAAAACTAAAAAATAAAATAATATGACAAGAAAAGAAGTGTTGGAAAACCAACTAGACGAGATAATGGATTCTTTTGATTTCGATCAAGTCCATGAAATAATGACCGCCTTGAAGTGGAACTGGCTAACAACCGAAAAAGGAGAGATACCTGATAGATACGAACTCCGAAGGGAGGCGAGGCGGTTAATGAAGCAAGCAATCGCAGGGGAAGATTGCTCTACTGGAGGTTTCTCGGCGCGAGTTGTTGACGGAGTAGATGAAGACGGCCCGTGGACAAAACTTCACCTGTCTTTCGGGCTTGACACAATACACGATGGCGAATCGCACGAATGAATATGGAAACAGAAAACGAAGAACTGAAAAAAGAAATCGCCTCGCTTAAACGCAGGCTCGCATCGGCCCTCCAGCAGAGGGATGAATGGGCTGTAAAGTATGCGAAGGTTATGGAATCTTTACCCCAAGAAAAAAAATCTTAAAATTTATTTTGACATTGCCGATAGAAGAACTACTCTGAAGCTCCAATGAACACACAATCTGAAAACATCGGCGACCTCGCAGCCGCTCTAGCAAAGGCTCAAGCGGAGGTCGGCACAGTCCACAAGGATTCAGCGAATCCGTTTTATAAAAATTCTTACGCGAGCTTGGCGGCGGTATGGGAAGCAACTCGTCCCATCCTTTCCAAGCACCAGTTGAGCGTAGTCCAAATGCCAAGCTCTGATGAGCGTGGATACTATGTAGAGACTCAATTGATGCACTCATCTGGTCAATGGATTCGTAGCCGCACATACATGAAGCCAGCGAAGGATGATCCGCAAGGAATCGGTTCGCTCATTTCGTATGCTCGCCGCTATGCGTTGCAAGCTGTCACGATGATTTGCCCTGACGACGACGATGGGGAAGCGGCAATGGGCCGGAACAGCAATGCTCCACAAAAGCCCGCAGAATCAACGAAGCCTGCCGTTAAGGTAGAGCCAGCCAAGCCGCAGGAAAAGAAGCCTACAGAGGCTCCTAAAGCAAAAGAAGCGGCGTCTAAATTCAACGGCGAGAACCATCAGGCATTATTCCAAGAACTGATGAAGCTCGGTTACACGCCAGAAGAGTTCCTTGAGGCTCACAAATGGGCCAAAGACGAGCGTGTTCCTGCCAAAGCAAACGACTTCTTCAAGATGAGCGACAACACCTCATCACTATTCCTTTTCGATGGCATGGATGCCATCAAAAAAACAATCGTAGCTTACAAAGCTATTGCAGAGTAACCTAAACCAAATCAAATATATGGCTAAAGAAAACAGCGGATTCCTGTCCAAGAACAAGTATAAGAAGGAAGAAAAGCACCCTGATATCAAGGGTAAAATCAATGTCGGCGGCAAGGACTATGACCTCGCCGGATGGGAAAAGACCAACGACAACGGGAAGTATTATTCCCTGAAGCTGTCCGAGCCTCGGACACAACAGCAACAAGAAGCATTCTAACTTTGTGCGGCAAAGTGGGCGGGGGTTAGTGGTTTTTCCCCCGTCCACACGCACACAACTCACATGGAATATTTAGTCCTAACCAAGCCGATAAGTGCTGACCACTACACATACGGAAAGTTTTTCCAAAGTGAAGACGAGGTTGTTGACTACATCCAGTCAACCCCGCAGGATAAATTTCAAAGGGATATCAGGGTAATTTCCGAAGCGAATTGCAAGATCACTCACGATTTCGATGACGAGGACTTGTTGGATACCTATGTGGATATTCGCGCCACAGCTTTAATTGATGAAGAAAACGAATAACGACTCTTTCCTTGGACTATATGTTACCAACGACACTAAAAAATCGCTGGAGAAAATAGCAAAGTCTGAACACCGAAGCCTTTCTGGTATGGTTCGCGTTATTGTCGAACGATACTTGAATAAACAAAAACCAAAATAAAAAACCAACACAATGACAACACTCAAAGGTTCATTCAACACACCCAAAGGAATAATCGAGCGCAATCAATTAGCGGAAATGCTTTCTGCTAAATATAAAACAGATGTTAAGACGGCACTTCGTCTTATGAAAATCTGCGAACAGGATGATGAGATCGACGAGGACTCTCCAGCAAACCACTTTCAGTTGCTTGAAGAAGCCTGCGCTATCATTGCATTTGATCGTGGAGACATAGATGCAAAGGAAATGAAGATGACATTGGTGAGGGAAGAGACAAAGCAAGGAACGGAAGAGAGCATTCTTGAGGCAGCAGTAACAACTGGTATGCACAATGGCTATACCGCTCTCGCTGAACGCTACGAGTTCAACAACTTAACTCAATTCACGCCACGCGAAGGAGTTATCCCATGCCCAGAGGACTATGCGGCGGCAATCGGACTCGGCGTGGATATGTCGAGCAAAGGAATGTGGCTGGCTGGCGAAGGAATCCGCCACTTGTATGCCCTCGGATTTGAGAATGTTGTAACGCAAATCGCGGCCAACCTAAAGTTATCTTACTCTCATGTCTCGGCATGGGCGCGGACAGCACAACGCATTCCAATCAAGTATCGCAACGAGATTTCCCCAACCGTAGCAGTCGAGATTGCTTGTTCTAAATACTCGGACGACGAGAAGGAGAACAACAAGAAAGTTCTTGAGCTAGTAGAGCAAGCCTGTAAAGAGGGCTGGACGGCCCTAGAAGCTCGCAGTCATGTCCGCATGGAGCAAGGCAAGGAACCACTTGGCAAAGCTCCAAAGCAAGCTCCGTGGATCAAAGAGTTCGGTTCTGCTGAAGAGTTGTTGATCGTTGCCAGCCAATACAACATCGGCGGCGGAGCAGGCGAGCTGGATCAATACCATTTCGTCGGTAAACTGGTGAAGATTTTCCACCAGCTACGCGAAGAAACCCGTTCGGCAATCAAGCTCATCATCGGAGACCGCATGAAGGAGCATGAGAAACTAGAGAAATCCGGCAAAGCTGGCTTGTTTGATGAAGATACCATTCAAGAACTGAAGAAACTTTCCAAATGAAGACAAATAAAAACAAAAGCAAACAAATTGAAGTGTCCGAGACAGGGCCAATGGGAGAAGCTGGGGAACTTGGAATCATGTCGTTGAAAGACATCGCCGCAAGCATCCAGAAGACAATCGAGTTAAACGATAGCGAGCTTGAGGACAAAGACGGAACACCGCTTGGCTATCAGTTCCCGAAGGAAGTCATTGAGAAGTTTGATGAGGCTAGATTCCTGTGCCTTCTTACAGACGCATACCTTACATCGTTTGCGGAGTTCTTTAAGGGCGACCAGAGCATTCAGACATTCCTAGAAAATCTGGACAAGCTAAAGTCTGGCTTGAAGTAATGCACACTCTTAACGCATCGGTTCCTCAACATATTTATGGGTTCGTAGAGAAGGAGATTCTTTACGGCCTGAATATGGAAGAGGGGACGGAGCCGTGCGTGATAACTGGCGTTACATCTATCCCTTCCCGCGCCTTGCATTTCTCCATCTTGTGCGAAAGCGGAGCGCAATGGGCAAGGATTCCTATTCACTACCTTTACCACGACAAACCGGGGGATGTATACCACCCGCTGGAAGACCTGCAAATGTGGGACTGCATGGGGTGGGACTTCAGCGTCTGCCAGTATTCCTACTTCCGCGAGATGTCTTGCACATTTAGGAGCCGAAGTGGAAAGGAGATTCCAGCTAGGTATTGGTTCACGCTAGACCATACCGACAACGGATATAGTCTCTCTCCTGTTCAGCATAAGTGCTACCACCTACTTCTTCTGGAGGACGGGAGTTCGCAGATCGCGGCCATGCCTAACAACCGAATCCGTTGGCACGATCCGTCATTTGCGAATAGCGCATCACCACTACCACCATACAAAGTCATGGCGAATTTGACTTGGCATTGCGAGTCTCCTAGTCTAATCAATCCGCAAGATACTGCGATTACACAAGATGCCTAAACGAAAGAACGGAGAACTGACAGAGGGAGAGAAGCGTTACTGCATGGAGCGGGTTCGTGGTAAGAGTTTGGCTAAAGCCTACGAAGCCGCAGGATATGCCGCTACGCATGGCAAGTATGCGGCAATCCGAGGAGCGAAGATTGAAAACCGACCTCATGTTCAGCAGTATATGGCAGAATTGCGTGAATCCGTATGGGTTCAGAATGCCATGAGCATCGCCGAAAAGCGTTCTTTATTGGCTGATGTAGCGAGAGCCAAGCCGCAGGACATCACAGAAGAAAGCCCTATTGCTTCCTTGTCCGTGGATGGGGAGGGTAATCGTAGCCTGCAAGGCCCAAAGATCGGTGACAAACTAAAAGCTATCGAGTTAGACAGCAGGCTTTCCGGCGAGCTTTCCAATGACGAGCAGAAGAACCAAGTTTTGATTCAGTTGGTCAATGATAGGTTAGAAATACCTAGCATGGGGGAGGTGAAGGAACTTGAAGAGTAGCAAGGGTTTGTATAGTAACATTCACGCCAAACGCGAGCGTATCGCGGCTGGTAGCGGAGAGAAGATGCGGAAGGTTGGAAGTAAGGGCGCACCTACCGCGAAAGCGTTTAAGCAGTCAGCGAAGACTGCGAAGAAGTAAAAGCAAAAGGGGATTGGTTTTTAGCCAATCCCCGTTTTGTTGTGTGTTCTATTAGATTTTTTTAGCGTATGCTTTTAGCAGGCAGATTATCTTATCTGCTTCGGACTCATTGAATCGCCAGACATTACCTGTTGGCAGTCCGATTTTCTTTTTCAGCTTGATTATCTGCTCAACTTTCCGCTTCATCCCGTTTGATGCGCGTGAAGACATTTTCTCCTCCTTTCCGTTTGTATGACAGAACCCTGCCATCCTCTGTCAGAATGCAGCAGTTGTCCTTGATGCGTTCGACTCCGTAAATCTCCGCAAGCGGGAGGGAATCAAATGCGCGATTTTCGTAGGTTGTGGATAGGATAACCATTTTGTTGTGTGTTATTTAATTCTTATTACCCTGTTCAAGCGATCATACATCTCGCATCCATCGAGGAAGCCGATTTCGTATGCGATCCTGTCTAGTTCCTCGCGGAAGTCATTGCGGTTGATACCCCGTTCGTATCCGTCTTGGAAGCCGGAATCGTATGCCTCCCGTTGCCAGTAGTCGAGGCGTGACCTATCGCATAGTCTTTCATAATAGTTGGCGTGGATGTTGCAGGTGATGAGAGACAAGGCTATTGCTGTTAGTATCTTTTTCATAGTGTGTTTGTTTAGCTGTTGAATCGGTTTGGTTTAATGAGTGTGTGCAAGGCATCGTCGATTTGGTTCAACCGGATATCGGTGAATCGGAGATTGCCATTGACTATGATCTCGCATCCGAGTTCGTCAGGTTTGGTTCCCACGCAGTTGAGAGCGGCTTTAATAGCCCACAATCCGTCAAGTATGGCAGAATAACCCATGTCCATTAGCCCTGTGAAGTGGGTAGCCTTATGCTGACGGGCTTCCGCAATGGTTGCGTAGTTTCCCGTATCGTATAGCTCGGCTTCAAGGGTGTATATGTCCGAGAAGTGATCGTAGGAACGGGGTTCGATAGGGTTGTTAATGTCTTGGTCGATGATATCTAGTTTGTTCATATTAGTGTTGGTTTTATTTTGTCTTTTTGGTTTTGGGTTGTGTCGGGTAGTAGGATGATTTGAATCTCGGAGTGTTATTTTCGCAGGTTTTTGCGATTTTAATGTATGCCTCTGGAGGGAGACAGGTTGGGTATGTTTTCTCTGTTGCACTCATTTGGATTGTCCTTTCGCGCAATGTGGTGCTTGAAATTCGCAATCTGGAAATTGTTCGCGGTGTTTTGCGATAAGTTCCTTTGTATCTTCCAGATCGCCATCATCTGCCATAGGGTGAGTTAGCCTCTCCATTTGAGAGAGTAGTTCTTTGATTATATCGGAATACCAGTTAGCGTATGAGTTCATGTGTGTTTATTTATGGTTTTTCTATTTTGTAAATGTATTTTTTGCTAGGCGCATTTCCAAACCACACGGCCCATGTTCGCGGTGCGATTCTTGCGTATTCGCCAGATGGCATTGAGCTTGGAACTGGATTTGAACCCCATAAAAATAGAGTTGCTGGAATTTCATTAGAGAATTTTGCGATTTTCATGTGTGTTTATGGTTTATGTTTAACAATAGAGCAGGACATTCTCGCGTGATGCTTTGCAACACGGATTGCGTTGCATAGAGCTTTTGCGCGTGGAATGGTGATACGGATTTCGTCTAGGTTGTGGCGCTTGGAGTTTTTGACCTCGAATGCCATTAGATCGTGGATTTCGTTTAGGAGTGTGTTCATTTGAGGATGGATTTGAGTGCTTCGACTTGCTCGGGATGAATATGCGTGACCTTCGGGCCTTCTCCGTAGTCTTGAATTATGGTAATATCACCGCAATCGTTGTCTTTAAGGATTACTGACTCGCATCCGTCGCAATCCGCTGATT